AGAAGGGCGACTACGGTATCCTGAGCGTCTACAAAGATATGATTGGGCTGACGAGCGGAATCGACGACTTCTATGGGCGCGGAGCGGGCGACCCCACGAACAATCGCACAGCTACCGGCATCGCGTCAGTGATTAACGAGGCAAACTTCCGCTTCAAGATGTTCATCCGGAACTACGAGCTAGAGATTCTCCAGCCGCTCCTTGAGATGTGCGCTTCGATGATTCAGCAGTTTATGACGAACGAGGAGGAAGTACGTATCACGGATGCACCCGTGGGCATCGAGAAGTGGCCGGTGATTCACCCGGAGGATTTGATTGGGAACTTCAGTTTTGACCTCGTGGCAGCTAACTACGCGACGAATAAGGTCGTACGCCAGCGGAACTTCCTCGCATTCGCCAACTGGGCCGCACAGACGCCCTACTGGAATCAGGGTGAGGGACTTCGTGAAATCGCTAAGGTATTTGAGATTCGTAACATCAACCGTATTATAAAGACCGACCAGCAGGTTGCTATCGAGCAACAGCAGCAAATGCAGCAGCAGATTGCGATGATGATTCTCGAAGCGCTCTTGCAGCACGAGAGCAAATCGCAGTTGGCTGTGCAGAAAGCCCGCATGACACCTACAAAGGGTAAGGACGGCAAAGTTGGCCGCCCGCGCGGCATGCAGCAGGAAGGTCAGATTCCCGGAATTGGTACAAAGAATCTCGCAAAGTCTGTTGGACAGCTCATGGGCGCTAACGGCATGGGCTTGGGGGGATTAAGTGGCGAATAAGCCGGAATTTAAAATCTTAGAGATTGAAAAGGCACAGGTGCCGCCGCTAGACGCAGCATCCGCTGCGAGCGTTGTTAGCTTGCAAAGTCACCCGGGCTTCCAGTATCTACTGGCAAAGCTACGGGTGCAACGTGCAGCGCTCAAGCATGCGCTTGAGACGCAACGCCAAAAGGAACTTAAGGACTTCGAGTTCCTCCAGTCCGGGGCCAACTGGTGTAACTGGCTTCAGGTTCAACTTGACGAAGCCGTCAAGTTGACGCAACAGCCCAAACCGCGCAACGCAACCGCGTACGAGCGCGAAGCTTTTGAGCAACTACGCTCCCAACTTGATGTGGTCGGCGTAGGCTCCCGAGGGACAACCCTCGGAGATGTAGGGCCACAAGCCCACGAGGTAGCAACGAATGAGTAACGACCCGAATCAGAACGCCGACTGGAACCCTCCGGACGGTGGACTGAGTCTAGACGAGCTGTTCCCAAACCCGGAGCTTGCGTCACAATCGCCAGCGACGGCCACTCCAACTGCGCCACAATCGCACGACGAGTTCTTCCTTAAGACAGGCACTACGAGTTATAAGACTGCCGAGGAAGCGGCCCGGGGAACAGAAGAAAAGGACCGCACTGTAGAACGCCTCAAAGCTGAGGTGGCGCAACTCAAGGCCCAGCACCCAGTTCAGTCGACGACAACGTCCCCTGAGCAGACTCCCAGCCAATACAAGAAGGCCATGTTCAAACGGCTCGCCGAAGCAGCGCAAGCCGGTAACGAAGAGGCTTACATTGATTCGCTCGCGGAGCTCCAAACGGCTGTCCTGAGCCAGTTCGCCCCCGCCCTTACGGGCGTCTACGAGCAGCAAGCAATCGCATCAGTCTCCGGAGAAGCAAAAGACTTCTCTAGTTGGCTGCATGGCCCCGAGTACACCCGAACGTTGGAGCAGTTCCCGGCACTCGCTTCGGCCATCCAGACAGCAAAATCCGACCCACGGGCCGCAGGTCAACTAACGGAATTCTACCGTCTCGCTTACCGCGCCTACGCTGGTGACCCAAGTCGGATAAATCAGGTGATGACTGACGCCGCGCGCAGTAGTGTAGCTCCAGTTGTGCCAACCAGACCGACGCTTCAAAGTTCTACTCCTACGCCAGTCCCTACGGGGATGCCGCAACGGGGCGCCCAACTCACACGTGAGCAGATTCTAAGTGACCGAACTGCCCGCAAAGAGTTCATTGAGCGCTTCAAGCAGGAGAGGGGGGCTTCTATGGAGCAACGTTGGGGTGACATCGGTCTCTAGGGTTCACCAGAGGTGAACCCTCTAAGAGGATAAGATGTCTCTTTTGACCAGAATTAGCAACCTCCTATTGGTTGCTCTGGGGTTGGGCGCAGACGTAATTACCGTCACGAGCGGTACAGTTGGCGCTGCGGGTAACACCGCCGCGGAACTGATTACGTTTATGAGTGCTCGTCTTCTCGAAGTTGCTGAACTCAACACGATTACTGACCAGTTCGGGGAAAAGATTCCCCTCCCTGCCAATAGTTCGTTGACGATTCGGTTCGTTCGCGAAGAGAAACTCGCTGTCGCCGCTGCCCCCACCCAGCTCACCCAGGGCGTGCCCCCGGATGCAGTTGGAATTACCACCAACCAGTTCGAAGCTATCATGGAGCAGTACGGTACTGTCGTGCGCATTTCCGACCTTGCCGAACTGACTGCCCGCCACAACATCATCGAGCGCACGATTTACGTGCTCGGTTTGCAGGCGGCTGAAATCTATGACCAGCTGATTTATAACGTCCTCGACGCCGCGGTTAACCAGTACCGGCCAAACGGCAAAGCGGGCGACGTCAACCTCACTCAGAGCGATGTCCCGGGCTATGCAGACTTGGTAGCGCTCGACGCAGCTTTGAACAGCAACGGTTCGCGCCCCTTCGAGGGCGGGGAGTATGTCTTCCTGACGTCTCCGCAACCCTACGCCAGCCTCTTAAAGGACCCGGACTTCAAGGCTTCCCACCAGTTCAATCAGCCGGAAGCCATCTGGAATGGCGAAATGGGCCGCCTCGGCGGATTCCGTATCGTCCGTTCGAACGCTCCGGCGTTCGCCGCAACCTCACAGTCCACTGTGGGTGCGTCTAACCTGGTGTACAGTTCGTTCGCTCTGGGACGCTTCGCGTACCAGATTTCGGACTTGCAGAACCTCAGGGTCTACGTAATCGCCCCTGGCGGCCAGTCTGACCCCTTGCAGCAAAACCGCAAGATGGGTTGGAAGTTCGCCTTCAAGGCCATCATTACGAATCAGACCTGGATTCGCCGCGTCCGCACTGCTGGCGCGAACAGCCTCAACAACTAACCGATGAACGAGCAGACCAGTTCGCAGTTGGTGCTGCTCGTCCGTCACGCACTAACGGAGCTAAACTCCGAAGACCGCATCCGAAGTATCGCGGATGTGGACATCAGCGCGGAGGGCCGTCGTCAAACACTGGCTACGGCCCGCCAGCTGGTTCGAATAGACGTAAAAAAGATTTTTTGTAGTGACCTTAGCCGCGCCGAGCAAACCGCGGAGATTCTCGCAAACCAGCTCTTTGTCGACGTTGAGGAGACTCGACTGCTACGAGACTGGGACATGGGCGAGATGATTGGCGAAAAAACGGACGAAGTCCGCACGGAGATTCACTACTACATAGAGAATCCTCGTAAGAGCGTACCCGGCGGCGAACCTTATGGTGAATTCGAAAAGCGCGCCGCAGACGCCCTTAGGTTTCTCGTAGCCCAATCGAAGCGCATGAGCCCCATCGTAGCCGTCACGCACTCCAAGGTTATCGAGTGGATACGCTGCAAAGTAGAGGGTACCGCGCGAGACGCAGCTAAGCTGGAGGCGTCTAAGAGCGTGGACCCAAGTGGAATTCTAGCACTAAAAGTGCAAAACGGCCGCATCACGCTGTATGAGCCGGAGAAATCTCAAGGAGTAATCTAATGCCCGAAGTCCTGAAAGCAGTCTCGGAGCCCAAAGCGGTTCCGGTTGTGAAGCCCGAAACCAAGGAGCAGAAGCTCGAAGCCGGTTGGCGCTACGTCACCATCCCCGACCGAGATACGTATGACTATGTGTTTAAAGGCATCTGGCTTAACGGCACCGGTTCGCAGCCCGATTATCCACCGGGTGTGCACCTCGTCCATCCGGATGTGGCGGACGCCCTCGAAGAGCGCCTTAGGGTGTGGACCGCGTACAATCTCCGCCTTATGAACCCGACTAAGGATGTTAAGGCGATTCTTGAGTCGCGGGTACCAATCCTACCGTAATGGGCGTCCTACACGTAAAAGACGGCGTTTTATTCACGAAGATTGCTCCTGGGGGCTTCCGCATCCTCAGCGCAATCGATGACACCGCGCAGAAGCTAAACGTTGACCTAACAATCACGAGTGCGTGTGACGGCGTACATAGTGGCCCGAACGACCCACACCACCGCGGTGAAGCCTACGATGTGCGCACCCACGACATCGACGTCACAAAAGCCGCGGTACTATTCTCCATTCGCGGCATCCTGGGGGATGCGTTCTTCGCATTCCTTGAGGACGAGGGAACTGATAACGAGCATATCCACGCGCAGGTTAAGAAAGGCACGACCTTTCCGTAGGGGCTAATATGGCAGACGTAGGAAAATTCTTCGGCTCTCTCTTCGGTACTGCGGCTAACGCCGCCAATCCCGCTACGCCCGTCGAGGGCATTCTCGACGGCGCATCGAAGATTATCGGTATGTTCAAGCTGCCGCCCGATGTTAAGGCGCAGCTTCAGGCGCAACTAACCGCCGAAAACATCGACCTCGAAAAGGCTCAACTAGCTGCACAGGTTGCGGCTATGCAGGGCCAACTAGACATCGACCGCCAGGAGGCTGCCTCTACAAGCATCTGGGTGGCTGGCTGGCGCCCAGCCGTTGGTTGGGTGTGCGCCTCGGCTCTGGCGTGGGAGTTTGTTTTGAAACCGTTCCTAGTCTTCGGCCTTATCGCCATTCATCATCCGCCGATAACTCCGCTTCCAGTACTAGATACAGCTACTCTAGTCGCGGGTCTACTCGCGCCGCTACTCGGGCTTGGCGGTATGCGCACCTTCGAGAAGGTAAATTCCGCTCCCGGAGCCACGAGTCTTCAATGAGACGCTATAATAACGTAGTGCAAAACGCTGCGGGGGCGGCAATTCCCGGCGCAGCTGTTGTTGTGCATACAGCTGCCGCGCCTCCAGGCTCGGGGCCTCTCGCTACAATTTACAGCGACGACGGCTTTACAGTCATCTTTAACTCGATTGTGGTCACGGACGGGTTTGGGCGCTTCAGTTTCTTCGCCCCTACGGGCAAGTACGACCTTGTAATTACCGGGCCTGGTCTGGTTACCTATACGGTGGCGGGCGAGGAAATTACGGACTTCCTAGAGTTTCAGGCTGGTAAGGACAACCAGCCTACAACCGGGGCGATTGTCAGTAGCCCAACAGCAGCGCAGACGATTAACGGCTCACTTCTTGTGTCGAGTTTGACGCCGGGTAACTGCGTGCAAGCTGGAGCTGGCGGTTTGCTAACTACGACGGGTGCGCCGTGTGACACAGCAGGCGGTACCGTAACCACTACGGGTAGCCCCGTTAGCGGTAACTTGGCGAAATTCTCCGGCGCTACGTCTCTAACGAACGCAGACCTTACCGGTGATGTAACCACCTCTGGTGGCGTAGCGACTACGCTCGCTACGGTTGCCACCCCTGGAACCAGCACCAAGATTACCTTTAACGCTAAGGGACTTGTTACCGCCGGTGCGTCCGCCAATCTGGCAACCGACGTAACTGGCAATCTTCCTGTAACAAATCTAAATAGCGGTATCGGTGCCACCTCCGGAACCTTTTGGCGCGGCGACGGAACGTGGGCCAACACCCCCGCCGCCACCCCCATAGCCGCATATAGTGTAACCCTTGAATCTTCTAATACCGCGCTTTCAAGCGGTGTTCTCACCTCTGTAAACTCACACGCGGTCACCTTCCCTGCATCTGGCGGACCCTTTCGAGTATGTGTGTCCTACTTTCAATACGCCACTACGAGCGGGTCCTCCGCGGTTTTTGAGGCGCTTGTCAGCGATGGTACTAACGTGTTTGCCGAAGCGGAATGGCCCATCCCGGTGAATAATGGCGTTTCTGGAGGAGGCTCTGGAATGTCACCAGTTACGTACGCAAATGGCGCCAACGTAACTTTTACCGTAAAAGTGCAGGTCGACGCATCGGGGGTAACAGCTCAACAAGCACCGTTCCACGCCTATGGTGGACGCAACTCACGTCTAGAAATTGCAGTTATCGCGAGTAATTAATGAGACGCTACAACAACTCTGTAATTACCTCCACGGGCGTTGCAGTTCCGGGCGCCACCGTAACGGTACGGCTTGCCTCGATTCCTCCTGGAATCGGAGCCCTCGCCACTCTTTATGGGGACGAGGGTGTTACAACCACTCCTAATCCTACATCTACCGATGCGTTTGGACGCTTTGGATTCTACGCGGCCGCTGGACGCTACGACATCACAATCTCCGGTAGCCTCATCGCCACCTACACACTAGCAGCTGAGGAAATTGCCGACGTCGTCGGTCCGGGACTGAGCGCGTTCTACTTTGCGATTAACGGTTGGGGGGCTGGCGCATCGATAACCTCGGTTGTGGGTACGCAAGTCGCCTACGCAATAACAGTCACCGCAGGGACTGCGCCCTCCGTCGGACCTACCATCACATTTACCTACCCGGCCATTCAAGCTTCTGTGCCGCGTCTGTTGGCTAATATGATAGGCGGAACAGGCGATGTCTCGGATGTCTCCGTTGTTGCAGGCACAACATCCGCACTTTACACTTACGAGGGTCTTCCGCAGGCTGGTAGCACTTACACAATCTGTAGTTTCATGTCGGGGATATAATGCTTAAAAGACTTTTATTTGCGCTAGCGCTTCTGGTAGCCCCAGCCGCCTTCGCCCAAACGTCCGTCACCGGACGTATTCTAGAAGGGCCTATCGGGACGCGCCCCCCGTGCGTTCGAGCGGGCGACTATTTTACGTCAACGGATGAGGTGCCAGTCGTAGAATACAAGTGTACACCTCCTACTTGGGCGGCTGAAGCGGCTGGGGGAGGTGGCGGCGGAACACCGGCGGCGCCACTAAATACATTGCAAAAGAATTGTGCGGGCGCTTTCTGCGCTTCGAATTTAACTGAGTTAGGCGGCGTGCTGACGAACGGTGACCAAAACAACAACCGTGGGCCTAATCTTGGCGTGGACATCACATTCTTTGGTGGTCGAGCGGTAAACCCCAACTCGTTCGGTACAACCACTGGAACAATCACAGGTGGAACGAACTTGCTCGTTGTGGCCAGCTCTACCAACTTCCAAGTCAATGACGGCATCGTGGGACTCGGTATGGGTGCAACGAACTGCGCAACGCAACCATCGGCTCCAACCGCGTTTGCTGGTTTGGCTTCGGCACCTACAGGGACAGGCTGGATGGTTGCTGGTGGAACCGGCTCGACTTCCGTTTCCTATGCCATAAGTGCTATCAGTCAGGGGAATTGCTACACCGCAGCCAGCCCAGTCGTGACCGTATCGAACTCCAGCAACTCAATGGGGCAGAACACGCTTGCCATAACGAGTCAGAGCATAGCCGTTGGAAGCAACCTAGTGACGGTCACGGTCGGCTCGACCGCTGGGCTGGCAACCGGATTCTGGGGCCTAATCGACGGCACATCGGACAATCAGGAGTTCGGTGGCTACCGTCACTTTACGGTCGTGGACGGAACGCACCTAAGCTACCAGTCTACGCTGGATAGCCGTTACTACATGACCGCTACCACTGCGACTGGCGGAACGCTCTACTACAAGGCTGGCAACCATCTGACGTTCCCTGCACTGCCAGCGGGAACGAATCTATACAAATGGGTGGTGTGGCGCTGCATCGGCGCATCGTGTGCTTTGCCTGCGAACGCGGCTAGCTACTCAATGGTCTACGTCAGTTACACGGCAAACCTTGGCTACACCGACACGACCTATAACACTTGGGACGACTTCGGCACGACGATGACACCAGCGATGGGCGCGGGATTCAACGCGGATTGGTTCATCCCTAATACTCCACCGTCATCGAACATCAATGACGCACTCATTGCGCAGATCACGAATATCGCAGGAACCACGTTCACGCTTTCATCTAACGCTATAAATTCCGCCACTAGTTCGCCAGTTCGCTTCGGGAATGACTACGCGGTGAACACCTGCCATGCCGCAGTCCCAAAGACATCCACAGGTGGAGGCGGTACCTGTCATTGGCCCCCTCCAGTTGAGAACCCAGCTACAGGTGCGTTCTGCTACGTAACTAGCTCATACCTTACATTCACTGGGTTCCTTGATAACTTCGGTGGTGTTCCGTGCCCAACCGTAACCTGGAACATTGGAGCGAGCAATCTAAACGGGACAGGTGAAGATGGTGCCCGTTTTGTGTTTGGCAACTTCGGTCATCAAAGCTTACCAGACTTTAACTGCCGTGGAGCAAACCCGTGTCTCTTACGCGCAGGGGCCGCCATCAGGAATTTGATAATCGAATCATTTTCTCCTCAAACAATTCTTGTGTTCGATACGAGCGGTGGACCAACGGTTACAGAGAATGTCCACTTTGAATCGGGCAGCAGCGCATCCGACTATATGACAACGCTGTACTACAGCTACGTTGGTTCGACAGGGAGCTTTGGGGGTACGTTCAACAATACCTCGTGGTCAATGGGACCCGCTCAAGTCGTTGGGGCAACCGACACGCCAGCGTTCATCAGTAAGAATAATTCGGAGTGGCACTTCAACTACATGCAGGGAAACCGCCGAGGCTTCTATTTCGAGTGCAACCAACCAGCGATTAACGCCTGTGGATTTTACGAGAGCATGAAGATGGGCGAAGAGTGGCAGGGGCCAATCACTCCGCTTGCCACATTCAACAGCGCTGTTACTGGCAATCTTCAGGGGATTGTCTACTTGGAGCATTTCTTCCAAGACTCGGGAGAGATGCCACTGTTTGTCGAGTCGAACACGGTTGGAAGCATCGGCGCCCCCAAGTTCATCAACCAATCGAACGCCCCTGGTAACAACATGCCTATTATCAGCGGTGATGCTCCCAATGGCGGGATTGCTCTCAGTTCGACAGTGCCGCAAAGCAGCCATCAGGCAGGTATAAACCACGACCTGACGCAATGCAATGGGCAGGAGAACATAGGACCAATTGCCACGCAGGGTTATACCGGGTGCAGTCTACCCAGCTTGAACCTAGCGACAGCTACCTACGGGGTGAGCCATACGCTGACTGGCGCTGAGGGAGTTGTATACGCCTCGGCACCGGGAATAACGTTTACGTTACCTCATGCCCTCGCTGGGCAAACATGGGACATCTACAACCCCACCAGCGGAAATATCACGGTGACCATAGATTCAGGCACACTATCTGGTAATTCAGGGACGGGTCCGATAAACATTTCACCCAACCTCGGGGTGCGGGCTTCATGTAATGGTACAAACTGTAGCGCATTGGGATTGGGAGCGGGCGGGGTTGGGACGGGCATCCAAAATTGCTTGACCGACTGGCTGACTACCAGTACGCTAGGCAGTATTTGTGGGAGTGTAACAGGAGCGATTCCAACCTACGTTAATGGAAATCCACCTACGGCTCTATCTCCGTCAATGCTTGATAGCCCGAATTCGCCCGTAGTGACTACGCCCTATACCATTGCTTGCGACACGGCTACGACAATCGTCGACCGTACTAGAACGGTACGCTTTCAGTCGGGAGCCGCTGCGGTTACGGTACCGCTTTCAACGGCTTCAGGTTGCGCGGGCTTGGTTACAACGGTATTTGACGACGGAGCAGGCACGCTGACGTTTACGCGTTCCTCGCCTGATACATTGACAATCGTCAACGGAACGACTGCGCTCGACGCCCAAACCTCGTTTAATCTAACTAATGGCCAATATGCAACCCTGTCGCAGAACGCCTCGGGGTTGTGGCTCGTTCGTGTAGCAATTGGCGCTTCGGCTGGTGTTAGTAGCCTCACAGGCGACACTGGGCTGTTCTGCAATAGTGGAAGCACCGGGGCTGTTACGTTAGTGCCGTGCGCTACGACTGGCGCCCACAAGTATTGGGGTAACTCAACGGGCTCGACCGGGACTGCTAGCTTTAACGCGCTAGTTGTGGGTGACCTGCCAACGGGTATTCCGAACGCGAACCTCGCCAACACCGGAACAACCGTCGATGGCGTGGTGTGCACTTTGGGTTCGACCTGTACGGTTGGATATAATAATATTCCGGCGGGGGCTCTAGCTAACGGAACGTCTGCTACAACACAATCCGCAGGCGACAACACGACGGACGTGGCCACCGACGCCTTTGTGACCACTGCGGTTAGCAATGCCATCGCCGCTGTGAACCCAGCTGTAGCGGTACTCGCGGCGACGACGGGAAGCAACCTTACGGGCACCTATAACAATGGCACGTCGGGCATTGGCGCGACGCTCACGATTACAGCAACCGGCGCGTTTGCGCTCGACGGCGTGGCGATTAACACCATCGGCCAACGTGTGTTGCTAAAAGACCAGACCTCGGCGTTCCAGAACGGCGTCTACACCGCGACGATTGTTGGTACGACAGGCGTCTCGGCGGTCTTCACTCGTGCTCTCGACTACGACCAACCTTCGGATATTAACAACACAGGCGCTATTCCTGTCGTAAGTGGAACCGTGAATGCCGCCACTTCGTGGCTTCTTACCTCGACAGTCAACACTGTGGGAACGGACGCGTTGACTTACGTGCAGTTCAGCATCGCGCCATCAAACATTGTAGTTGATACCGGAAACACAACTACCACTGCCGCTAAGGTAGCTATCTCTACCACGACGGCAGGTAAAATTAACTACATTGACTTCCCCGAACGGTATTTCATACCTGCTGCAAACTGTAATAATACGACCGCTGGCGCGGGTTGGTCTATCGGGTCTGGTGGGACGGTCACCTGTCGAGCGGGAACGAACAACAAGGGCGGGTACGTTGCAATCACGGACACCTCCTCGACCTTCGCGCAGTTTACCATCACCATTCCCGAAGATTGGGACACGGGCACGAATCCCTCCGTTCGCTTCTACTTCGGCTATCCGGGAACGGACACGGGGCATACTATCATCCCAGCGATTCAAGTTACCTGCTCAAAGGGAGACGGCACGACTACCGACGACGTGACGTTCAATGCCGCACATTCGTCCAGTACGACAACAACGAACGCAACGGCAAATCAATTCTGGTCTAATTCCAACGTAACGATGAACTCCACTGACGTAACTGGGTGCGTGGCTGGGGCGCAAATGACCGTGCAGGTCGGTAGAGCGACCGATACAGCAACCAGCGCGGTTAATTTCTACGGAGCGGATGTCACGTTCCCGCGATTGCTGACGGTAGGTGCGGAATAATGAGGCTGCTACTC